GAGCTTCCGCAGGAACTGCGCGTCTGCCTGGGCCTCGAAGGGATCGTTGAAGTTGACGCCGATGGTCCTGAACTCCATGCTCATCGCCTCACGGATTGCATCGCGAATCTCGTCGCGGACGATGCGGCGGACCTCATCACGCGACAGCGTCCCGCTGGCCACGATCTCACGAATCTCATCGCGGCTGACCGAGTCGAGCGGGAGTCCTCCGGGGCAGTTGTCGCATCCTTCGTCGGGCATCTCAGGTGGTCGCCTGCTCGCCGGTCTTCTGGCGCTTGATGACCTTGTCCTTCCGGCGGTTGTCGACGGCCACCCCGCCGGCGAGTGCCGTCGTGCCGATCGTGAGCCAGGGCAGGATCCAGCTCGCGGCCGGGACCTGGGCGACGGCGGCTTCGGCGAGCTGGCCGATGCCCTCGGTCCTGGCGGCGACCTCGGCGGCGATCGCCTCGCGGTCGAAGTCGTAGTCGGCGTCGACCATCGCTGCGTCGGCCTCCACCGCTTCCAGCTCGCGCATCGCCTCGGCGATCTTCGACTCCGCGGCCGAAGCCCGGCGCTCGAGCGAGCGGGCCTCGAGGATGTACTCGGCCTGTCGCTGGTCGGCGTTGACGAGCTCGCCGCTCGATGACGAGACGACCTTGCCGTCCCATGCCTGGCAGCCGGCGGTCGCGAGCGACGCGATCAGGATCAGACCACCGGCGACGGCCCCTCGGTTGTGGTCAATCAGCTTCGTTGCTTTGTGGATCAGGTCCATCCTGGGAGTCCTTTCGCTTTTTGAGCCCCATGCCCTTCAGCATCTGGCCGAACGGGATCGGGATCTGCTTCCGTGGTTTCTTCAGTCGCCCCCGGCTGTCGTAAATCGAAAAGTCGGCGGGGGTGAACGGCTCGGCTCGCTGTTTCGGGTCGCGGTTGAGATTCGCCATCAGGGCCATGAGGACCGAGAGCCGGGTCCATTCGTCGCGGTTGGCGCCCTGGTACATTTCCTCCAGCTCTCTCAGGGTGTACGGTCCTCGTGGATCGAGTCTGAGGATCCCGCAGAGCTCGTAGATCCGCCGGTCGATCTGGCCCGGCTCGAAGCTTCGAGCGTCGCCAGAGCTTCCTCCACCGCCTTCTCCACCTCGATCGTGCCGATCTGGTCCGTCGCGTCCCGGAGCATCCGGCTCTCGATCGCCCGGACCTTGTCGACGATCGCCTGGTGAGCCGACCGGGTCTGCCGGTCGGGGATAAAACGGATGACGCCCTCGATGACCTTGTTGGTAAGCTCGCCCAGGGCATCGCCGGCGAGCCCGCGAGCGAACTCGGTCGGATCGGTGATCGCGTCCGGGTTATGCTGCGTCCCGTGGAAGGCGATATCGACGGCGATCTCCGGGTTGCGGCGCATGTCCGCGTAGAGCCCGCCGGTCCCGTCCTCCGTGACGAGCTGGCGGATGTCGATTGGCGGTGAGAGCTTTCGAAGCTCCAGCATGACCGTGATGTCGATCCGCAGCTCCAGCCGCTTGCCGCCGACGCTGACCATGATCGGCATGTCCTGATCGCCCTGGCAGGGCGTTGAGGCGTTCTCTTCGTGCATGGTTTCCCCTTGTGTGCGTGCGTTGGGCTACCCGAACGGGTCGGATCAGGCCCAGGCGGGTGCGGTGTCGATGAAGGTCGGACGGAACTCGACATTGAGGATCTGGACGCCGTCCTCGTCTTGCGTCAGCTCTGCCTGGGTGACAACGCAGTCGGCGGTGAGCCCCTCGCCCGTTTCCTGGTCGAGGAACTTGACGCCGACATAGCCGTTGCTCGTGAACGCGGTCACGATCGATGCGATGACGGTGTCGGCATCGTCCCAGGTGATCGCGGCGGTGATCGTCGCCTCGATCTGGCCCGTCTTGCCGGTCTTGAACTCCGTCCCGCGACGCGGCGCGTTGGCGTAGCTGCGCGTCATGTTGCAGCGGGCCGATCCGATCAGCGTCAGCTCGGTGAAGCCGGCCACGCCTCCGACGCCGTCAGACTGGATTTCGAGCCGCCCCTTGTAGCTGTGAACATCGCTCATCGCAAATCTCCTATCAGTTGCCCTTGATCGAGCCCCGCCAGAACTGGCTGAGTTTGGGGCTGACATCCTCGATCGTCGGACCCGCGAACGGTCTCGCGGGGAAACGATCGCCCTTGTGCTTGGTGCCGAACTCATGGGCGTGCATTGACCGCCCGACGATGTTGTGAGACGGCCCGATGATCGCCGAGTCGCTCCGCCGGTCGTAGGCGAACAGGACCGACTTCTTCGCGCGTCCTGTGGGCGACGCCGCCGGCTGACCCGGCGGGCGGGGCTTCTTCCGCTTGGAGAGCTTCCGCTTCATCACGCCCCTCGTGAACGCGGCCGCCCGGCCGATCGAGTCGATGTTCGCTCGCTTGGCCTTGCGGATGACCTTGGGGATCTCGTCTCGGGTTCGGACGGTCATGGAGATCATGCGGCCTCCATAAGCGTCAGGGTGAGCACCGATGCGAAGACGCCGGCGTCGCGGACCAGCTCGACATCGAACACCGGGGCGGTGGCAGAGCCGATGATCGTCAGCTTCGAGCCCTCGACAGTGATCTGGCGTTGCATCCACCAGTCCTCGATCTCTTCGACCAGCTCGACGAGCCCGTCGCCCGTCGCCAGGCGTGCGGCCGCGTCGCCTGGGGCGTGGCGGAAGAATCCGATGTCGATCTCGTAGTCCAGGCGCTCCTGGCTCCGGTCGAGATACTCGCGCTCGCGGGTCCGCGGTGCGACCAGGACCTTGATCGCCCCCGCCGCCTTGAGCTCGGGGACGCTGAAGTGATCGCCGTAGGTGCGGGCGGCGGTGAACGCGGCCGACCAGGTCACCCCGTTGAGGGCGTCGACGATCGCCTGGGTGATGAGGACTGTGCGGCTGCTCACGACGCCACCCCCTGGCGAACCGTGTGGATCCGGATGTCGCCCGAGAACTCGTCGACGGGGCGGCTTGCCTGGCCCAACTCGTCGCGGCGGACCTCGTAGACGATCGTGCCGAGCTGGATCTCGTCGCCCTGCTTAGCGGTGAACTGGACATCGTCCAGCACAAGGTCCTCTTCGCGGACGATGAAAACGACGCGCTCGGCATCGACGATGAAGTCTGAGACGGCCCGCTCGTCGGACTCGGCCCGTCCGATCGTGGCCGACAGCTCGACGGAGTCTCCGTCGCGGCGGTAGGTGATCGTCTCGCTCATGTTGGCGTGGCGCTGCTCACTGAGGAACTCGGCGCCCGTGCGGAGCATGTTGCTCATCAGTACCCCCTCATGGCGTCAGCTTGACCTTCACGCTCTTGGCGCTCTGGCCCGAGAACTCGACGCAGACCCCGCACGGAACGCGGTCGCCGCCGGCGCTCGGAATCGCCTCGCCAGGCGTGGGATCCCACCAGATCGGCTTGCCGACCGCGATGCCGCCCAGGATCAGCGATTCCCTGGGCAGCTCGAAGATGCCCTCGATCGCCAGAGAGCCCGTCTGGCCGGCCGCGATGTCCTCGGTTGTAACACCCACCAGCTGAGCCAGGACGACGACGGAGCCCGCGCTCAGCGCGGAGCTGGGCGTGTGCTTGATGCGATCGCCTCGGCTCACGAACATGATGGGCTCCGTTGACGGTCATGGAATGGCGGCGGCGGGCATCGGTGGGGGACTGTCCCGATTTGCGCCCGCCGCCCCCGAGAGGGGTTGGGGAGCCGTTTCCGGCTCGGTTACGGGGTCAGCTTGACGCGGACGGTGGTGTCGGCGGCGAGTGCCGCTTCCGTCACCTTGCCGAGCTGCTTGTTGGTGCCCGTGTCGGCGGTGGTCTGGACCTCGTCGTCCGCGTCGTCCCAGTAGACGATGGTGCCCAGGGGCATCGCCGTCGCCGCTTGCTTGGGCAGCTCGAAGATGCCTTCGACGGCGAGCGATCCCAGTGCATTGGCGGCGATGTCCTCGGTGGCGATGCCGATCAAATCGACCTGGACCACGACATCGCCGGCGGTCAGTGCCGAGCTGGGCGTGTGGGGGATCCGATCCCCCTTTGCGACGAATGTTGCGTCACTCATGACTTTCCTCGTTTCTTCCCTTCGTCAGGGATCAGGCGCTCGGGAGATACTGGCTGGAAACGACGGTGAACTGGCCCCGGTGCGGGTTGGCGGTGCCGAAGGCGCTGCCGGCCGCGGGGTTGCGGATCTCCGCCGACGAGACGAGCTGGTCGGCGGTGTACTTGTACACATAGGGCACGACCAGCAGGAGATCGCCGGCGGACAGGCCCAGGGGCTTGCCATCGGGATCGGTCTGGGCCATGAGCTTCAGGTGGGCGGCGGTGAGCGAGGCGCTGTCGAGAGCGTCCATGCTCTTGACGGCGCCCCGGTAGTTTTGCAGCTCGTTACCGAAGTCGTAGTAGCCCCTCATCTGGATGCCGAGCTGGTTGAAATCGGCCTGAGCCGATTCGACCACCGGCGAGCGTTGCCCGTTGAGAAACGCCGATTCGATCGCCGGCAGAACATCGGGCTTGGCCATGACATACCAGGCGGGGTCGGCGCCCGCGACCAGGTTGGCATTGTCCGCGTTGAAGAAGTTGGCGTCGTCCTTCCAGACATCCCAGAAGTCCTCGACGAACGCCAGGGCGCCGCCGCGACCGATGAGGCCGGGGATCTTCGTCAGGGCGTCCAGGTCGTCATTGATGAGATCCTGGCGGGTGATCTCGATCATGCGGGCGAAGGTGTCGACCTGGTTGCCGAACTTCTCTTCGCCAGGCTTGCCATGCTCGATCTCGCCGCCCTTGCCGAGCCGCTTGAAGGTGTAGTCACCCGTCAGCGCCAGCGACGACTTCCGCTTGAAGTCGCGGGTGGTGCCGAAGTCGGTGATCTGCTCATACGCCCGCTCGACCGCGTTGTAGCCCTTGAGCAGGAACTTGTTGGCGACATTGCTGAAGATCTCGGGGAGCGACACCGTCGAGCCCGCCTCGATCCGCATCCGGCGCTGGGGGAATGCGGCGTGAAGCGCACCCTCCAGGTCCGAGCGGACGGAGATCCCGTC